GTGTACCATAAAATACAGGCAGCTGCCGTGATGGTTTTTCCTTGCTGACGCCCTTCCATCAACACCACTTTTCTGTTGTTCAGAATCACTTCCACTTTCTTCTTCTGACAATCATACAACTTAAACTTCACCAACCCCTTGTCAAGTGACACGATATGACAATAGTTCTCAATGAAGTATACAGGATCCCGTTGACAGGTGAGAATTTCTTGTATTTCTTCCTGTGTGAATTGATGTTGATGCCCAATGCTTTTTAAATTGGGATTGCCATGATATGAGGATTCTTCAGTCATTACCTGATTCAATTTGTTCTGGTTGTTGGGCTTGTTTCATGGCCTTCAACAACTCATGAGTTGACCCAACAAACAAATTGTTTTGTGTTTGTATTTTGGGTTTATCTTCTTTTTCCAAATCTTTCTTTCGTTTCTGAACTTCTAGTAAATCTTTTGCGGTATCAGACACGGTTTTAATAAGTTGCCCCGCCACCTCATAGGCACGAGGATGGTCACTGTTCTTGGCAATGTGAAGAATGCCATCAATGGCTTCATTCCCTTTGTCAATGAGTGTCCGAAGAGTTTCACGTGCATGGTCGGCGTCATCATCCACCGGTGTCTTTTCAAATTTTTCAATTGCCTGAGGTGTTGTGGAAACCACTTCAAACTTATCATCAAGATTTTCAAACATTATTCACCTGTGTATATTTCGTCAAATTCCTGTATGAAGGAGTAATCATCTAATGGCGATGCTGTTTCTGGATCCAATGTGGTGGTGATACGAGTTCCCACTTGTGTATTGGTGGGTGTGGTTCCTGGCGCCAAGGTGTTGTCAGCATAAATGTTCTGGATAACCGTCTTGATGAGATTGGTGTCATAGACATATCCAAAGAAGTTCAACTTCATGGTGAAGTTTAAATCCCAAATCACTGACAAACGTTTGTCGAAGTTTCCTTCCCATTCATCTTGATAACTTACACTATCCAGAATGATTTGCAAATCATTTTTCACACCCAGTTCTGGAATGGTGTTGATGGTGACATTGAAATCAGGATTGAAATAGGGAAGAATTTGTTCAACAATTTGTAATCCATCTTCTTGATTCTTGGCAAACACACTCATACTTATACCCATGTTATATGGGGTTGACACATAGGCATGCCGCACGCCTGTATTGGTGTTCCCTGCAGTATCCACGGACCGCACAGTTTGTGTCATGGAAAGTTTTCGTGAGGCATCATAATTGAAACTGGTGATTTCAAAACCAATTCTAGGTAATGTAATGGCAAATGTGGCACGACCAGGTTCAAGGTCAGGAGCTTCACGAATTCTGTCAATGAACTTTTGCTTGGGAGCATAACTTAATGGTACGAAAATGCTTTGCAACACATCACCATTTTCATCTGAACGACGAAGTTGGATGTTGTTGAACAAGGTACCAAAGGCGATTATCGCCTTGCGAATATGTTGATGATAGAAATACTGTCCTTTAAACATTAATATTCACCAAACGGATTAATGGCGGTGAAGTCTAGAATATCAGTTCCTTCAGTTTCAAATGATGCATTATCACTGAAAGGTACTTGTGTTCGTGTGGCATATTCTTCCTTGATGATGCTGTATCCTGTTGTGGTCAACAACAAATCACCGGACTCCAAACGAATTTGATTTTCAAAGAGATTTTGTGTTGAGGCGGTTTCTGCAGCATCAATTTCTTCAACGCCTGTATTGAATTCTTCTGAGCTGTATTGATACAATTCACAACTCATGCTGTACACATAGAATTTTCCTAGTTGATAGAAAGGGTTCAAGTGTTGCACAAATTTAATTTCAAACATGCTATTCGTCTTGGGGAAATAAATTAAATCCCCTTCAGCTGGACGTGATGGGATTTGAAGAAGTTCTTCTGGGTTATCTCCCACCACATCATCCCATCTACGCTTCGACACCACGAACGTGGCTTGGTCAGTAACTTGAATACCAAACTTTGTGAACAACTCACCATCACCTTCCCATCCTTCAATGTTGGTGAGATACATTTCCAAAGGATAGGCGTTTTCAAAGCGGCTCAATACATCTTCTCCCAGCACTTCATCTTGTTTCATGGTTCTGCGTGGGAGATAGTATACATCATGACCATAAATCTTGATGCTTTCAATGATTAAATCTTCAAGCAGCCGTTGTTCATTTGTGGTGCCTGATGTGTTGCCGTTTTGAAAATAGAAATTGGTGGCCATGTTAATTTACCTTTGACATATAGAAGGAACCATCTTCACGATAGACACGCTTTCTACCTCTCTTACTTGCAGCAACTTTCTCTCTGGCTTCCGGGTTAGACATAGCATTATTTTCTCCCACCCCCTTCCCTTTTCGATTAGTAGCAGATTTTTTAATCCATTCTGCATCTTTGTTCTTTTGTGCAAAGGAACGAGATTCATAATTGAGGGCATATGCGTCACGTTTTTTCTGTTTGGTTTCTAAGGATTCTTTAACACCCTTTTTAAAACTATTGTTCTTCATTCTTTCAGATGTTTTTAAAGAATGCTCTTCACTCCACCAATACTTAGCATTGGGTGGTATACCCCCACCTGGAGCAATATTCCAACCAACATTGTTAACAGGTCTCATTTCATTTTCTAGTAAAAGAATGTCATCTTTTTTACCTTCCTTCAACATAACTATTTCTAATTCATACTTTTGAAATACTCTGCGTAGGTGTGGGTTGTCTGTACCTTCTCTATGTTCCTCAAATCTCACTGCAATCTCTCGTTCAGTTACACCCACATATCCTTCAATCAAAGGATTGGTCATGTCTTTACGGCGAATCCAATAAAGTTTCATGAATTTAACCTACAAGAAAATCGACCGGCAACTCATAGCGTGATTGCATTTCTCGTTCCAATTCATTGATTTCTGTTAGGGCTTCATCAAAAATGACTTGACCGTTCAATGTCACACCACCAGGCAACGACATCCCACCAAACTTCTTCATGTTCTCACCCCATTGACGTTTGATGAGAGCTGTGGCATATCTACGAAGAAACATATCATTATATACTTCTGTCCATTCTTCAGGATCCAAGGCACGATACACTTCAAAGATGACGTAATCACCTTCATTGAAAATATCATCCATGTTCACATCAAGATAGATTTTATCTTGCTTTCTGTTGAAACGGAAGGTGCGTGAACCCGCAAACATATCATCCAATAATTGCAAATGCATCTTCACTTGATTGTAATAGATGACATCCGTGGACAACAAGTTGTACATATCATTTAAACGGAATTGATACACCACATCAAAAATGTTGGTGTTGGCGCGTGTGCTACCAGAGTCACCTACAGGAAATACACGAACCACACCTGTCACGGCATCCGAGACATCAAAGGCACCTGATGTCCAACTTTTTTCCGTGTATGCTGTGGTGGCGTGTGATGTTGTTGAGAATCCTGAAGTGCCACCTGTGATGGTTTCACCATTTTGAAATGTACCACTGACATTTCGAATCTTCAATTCATTGGCAGATTTCACAGCATACACTTCGGCAGTGGCACCTGATGTGGCACCTGTGATGGTTTCTCCAATGGTGTATTGGGCAGCAAAAATTGTTGAGAGCTTCAGAATGGAAGCCTCAATTTGCGCCTTGAGATATACTCGTTCTGTGCCATCAAAATGATATTCATTCCAATAATCAATGGCATCTTGTACTCTATCTTCCACTTGGTCATCATCAACGTTGATTTCAATGACGGGATAACCAAGTCTACGAAGGCAATAATCTTTTAATTGTGTGCGTGTGGTGATTGCCATGGTCCCTCACCATAAAAAGGAAAGTGCTATTACTAGACTATTTATACGAACTAGTAATAGCACCACCTATTTTTTACAGAAAATTACTCAGCTGAAATGATTGGGCTCCAGAAAGTTCATCATTGGCAGCTTTGATGTTTTCTGGGGCAATTTGCATGGTGTTTTCAATGTCATTACCATCCTTGTCCTTGGCAGGAACAATTTGTCCCAAGTTGTCCTTGATGGCATACTTTTGACGAGTTTCCGTTAACATCTTGTCAAGAGATTCCACAAGAGGTTGAAGGGTGGTGCGTGCCATTTGAATCTTCCATGCCAACTTGGCGGCAAACTTTTCGTTTGATAGTTGATTCAATCCTGCAAACACATCTAACATTTGTTGGTTCGTTAACTTCATGATTTCACTCCTAAATGAAATAGTTTCAGAGACATAGGTTAAATTTAATGTTTCGTATGGAGTTGTCAAGTCCATGTTTCACCACTTATTCAGCGGCAGGTGCTTCTACTACAGGTGCCCAAGGTAACGTCTTGCTGGTTAATGCTGCCTTTTCCAGTTCCTTGGCAACCACTAATGCAATATGTGCCTTTGTGGCATCTAGTGATTCCAATGATGACACCCAGGCAATCATGGCATCTTCAGTCAATGAACTGAAAGCCACGAATGTTTCAGCTTCTGGTGCATCAAGTTTCACAGTGGCGGGGAGCATGAAGGAAACTGTTCCTTCTGTTCCTGTTACTGTGATGTCCATTTCCTTCACAACATCTGTTAATCCATTTTCTGATGCAACACGTGCACCGTTTACTTTATATGTATATGTGATAGCCATTGATTATTCTCCTGCTGCTGGACCGGGATTTGGTGAAGGGCCTGCGAGATTTTGTCCCCAAGGAGCAGTATCAACATCTGCCCATGGGTCATTCTTCTTGGTGATTTGCTTTTGAATTTGTTCGTTCACGTGTTGTTCATATGTTCCTACAACCACGGCTTGAACCCATCCCAACACTTGTTCTTTGGTTAAATCTTCATATGCGGTGAATCCTTCGGCTTGTGGTGCTGATAATGGTGTGGCGCCTTGAAATTCACCTGTGGTGCCATTTTCATCCGTACCGATTTTCTTCCAACGTACATGCACCAATACATTTTGCATTCCGTCAAGTTGTGGTGCCTTCCGAAGATTGGTGATTTCCCATGTGTATGTAATTGCCATTCTGTTCTCCTACCAGGATATCTGGTTCTGTTTGAGAGTTATGAGTTATTTATACGATTTTCCAGCTCTTCAATTTTTGCTTGTTGTTCCTTGATGGCTTGCACCAAAATAGGAACCAAACGAGTGTAATTCAACGTAAGATAGTTTTCACCTGACTTGGATACTCTACGAGGATTGGTTTCATCACTGAAATCATTTTCTACGTCAAATGGTGCAAGTTCTACGAGTTCAGGATAGAATGCTTCTACTTCTTGGGCACTTAACCCAATTTGAGTTTTACTGCTTCCAAAATTGAAACTGTTTGCCAAGGCGTTATCCACATACTTGAATGGTGTCCATGACTTGATGGCTTCTAATGCTCCATTCAATGTTCCGGTTTTTTCCTTTAATCGTTCATCTGAGTAATATTGCACTAAATCTTGCCAGACATAGAATCGTTTATCATATGTGGCTTGAGCACCAACTTGACGATTTTGTGGATAGCTAGAACCCACGAACCCAGTTTCAAATGATGTGGTGATGGAAGCAATTGTCAATCCACCGCCAGGAGTGAAGTAGAGTTGCGCATCGTTCGTACCATCAGAACTTTGGTCAGCTCCGTAAAACAACATACGTCCTTGGAAGATGGTTCGATACATATAACTGGTGCTGGCTGGGTCACAGTAATATCCTGTGTCATTACTATCATAGAAAATAGGTGCTCTAGCACTACCTGCAAATACTGTATATCCGTGTTCGAAAGTAGTATTGGAACCGTTCCAATACCAAATCCACCCACGACTATTATCATGTACGCCAACGTTGTCTCCAGTAGTAGACATGAATACGTGGCGAGTACCTATGCCCCACCCAGACCATCCGTTTCTTCCGGTACCGTATGTTGTTGCATTACCGTATGAATTTCCTTCACCGTGAGCAGACCGTAATCCATATCCGTAATCTTGGAAATATAATCCTGTACTTCCCTGTGGGCGGAACCAATCATTGGCAAGTACATATGATAACTGTGATACACTATTTGGGTCACAATAATATCCTGTGTTATTATTATCGTAGAAAATCGGTGCGCGCATATCATCACGGGAACGTGTACTTCCTGTCAATGAGGCAGCCCAACTACCGTTTACAAGCACTAATAATCCATGGTCATTAAGATTACCAGCAATACCTCCTGCATTAGGATGCGACCATGCCATTCCATAAAGATTTCCTGTTGTGGTTCCATCACGGGCCAATTTATATGAATTGCCCATGGAGAATACACCTTGATATCTATATGAAGAATAAACACCTACAATAGAACACCCATAATTGTAATCAAGATATAAATCTTCGTTACCATCAATTCTGATGCCACCGTTGGCAACAACATAAGACAAACGTGCCGTCCCATTCGGGTCACAATAGTAATTGGTGTTATTAGCGTCATAGAAAATAGTACCATCAACACGCCCATCAAAATATCCACCCTTGACTACATATACACCATAGCTAGAATTGGTTGAGGATGTACCAATGCCCATGCAACCATTACCAACAAGATAGTAAAAATACCAAAGACCGTTGGCTTCACGATATACACCGCCGTTACCGGCACTATCATACATTCCAAAATTTACAGAACTATGGGCGGCCCACATACCACTATAGCCATTTTTACTTCCATCTATACGAAGTTGTGTATATGTGGATCCATTATTCGGATATAAATGTGCACCGTAATGATTGGGCCAATATAATCCAGTTCCTCCATCTATTTGAATCCAGTTGTTTGGGCGGAAATATCCTCCTCCGGCTAAAATTAAATTGTACAGATAGGTGGTGGAGTTTGGGTTCACATAATATCCGGTATCATCTTGGTCATAGATGATGGTTGGACGGAAATCAGTAGCGATAATCGCATTACCGCTATAATAATTTAAGTACATGAGGTTTCCGTTTGCACAGTCTAGATGCAAATTACCATTGGTTGCACATACTGATGCAGTACTATCAGGTCTACCATTAGTTCCAACATACAAGTATGCACCCCATGATGTATTTGGACCATGTAACGTACCACCACGAATTCTTAATGCAGAATTACCTGTGCTATTTGGATCTATATAATACCCTGTATCATTATAATCATAGAAAACGGGAGACCGCATAGAACCATCGGACATCATGTTACCTGATGTATCTACACCTGCCAATGTTCTACTTGCTGCTACGGAATAGAAATGAAAACTTTCTGTACCCACTACTTGACTAGTAGTACGTTTACCGACATACCAAGCGGATCCTGACCCACCGCCATTGTAATACACCATGGCTTCATAACCATTACCTGGATTGATATTTAAATATGTATGCTTGGACCCAGATAAAGTTAAATCATACAGAACTGAAGTACTAGCGGGATTGGTGTAATATCCTGTATTATCACTATCATAGAAGATGGGTGCTCGGAAACTGTAAGGTGAATAACTATATCCTCCGTTACCTGCTCCATAAACAATTAATAAATCTTCGCCTCCTGAACTACGCACACGAAATCCTGACAAGGTGTATGCTCGTAATTCTTCATAATCATCATCGGCATTCCATAGATAATGATTGGTGTCACCATTAGTTCGTAGATATAATCGTGAATCATTTAATCCAAATGAACCAGACATATTGATGCCACCGCCAATCGGGATAGCAAACGATGTGTAGTTGGCCTCGTGCAAAATGCGCCGCCAGCCCGAATTGTTGTCGTTATCCCATTGCGTTTTGAATGTCAGGTCGCCTGTATGCGAGGCGTACAACTGGAACGAGTGATTGACAAGCCTCCAGCTCAGCACACCGCCATAGGTGTACACGTTCGGAGGCTGATTAGAATAACTACCGCCGTTA